AGTATGCAGCTAAATCTGTAACTGCAACTTGAACCATTGTACCATTATCATTTAATACAACTCTATCTGCATCTGCAACTGTTGTGGATGTAGCTGATGTTCCACCATCAACTATATTTAATTCTGCTGCTGTTGAATCTACGGCTGCAAGTTTAGTTAAATCTGCCTGTACTAATCCAGAAACTCCATCTAATAAATTTAATTCTGCTGCAGTAGATGTTACATTAGTACCACCAATATCTAGAGTAGTCATAGATACTTCACCTGCAACTGTTAATATACCATCAGCAAGTGTTAATAAATCTGTATCTGATGTATGACCTATAGTTGCACCATTAATATTTATATTGTCAATTACAGCTTGTGTAATAGCACTATTAGTACCTAAAGTTGCACCATCAACTGAACCCCCATTAAGATCAGCTGTATCTGCAACTAAAGCATCTGTAGTAACTGTACCATCAAAAAATGCATCTTTAAATTCAAGAGAGGAAGTTCCTAAATCTATATCATTATCTGTAATAGGTACTATAGCACCATCTTGTACTCTAAATTGTTGTACTGCAGATGATGATACATTTACATAAAATTCTAAATGACTATTAGTAGAGTCGACTAATACTTTGTTTCTATTATTAGCGTCTCTAATTGATATTATAGGCCCACCTTCACCTGCACTTCCGTCATGCGTGTGTCCTGTTGTTGCGTTGAATGCAGCTAATACCTGGTTAAACTCATCATTAGAATGAGCTGCCGTGATAGTATCACCTGATGTAAATGTTGATTGTCTTGCCGAATAGCCTGCCATTATCTCCTTCCTCCTGGGGTAAATTCTAATTGAAAGCCTTTTATTGAAAATGCGTCTGAACTACTTTGATCATCTATTTTAAGTGCAACAGCAAATCCTGAACCTTCTACTGATTGTCTAATTAGTGGTATTCCTGATGCATTATACGTTGCGTTATTATATGTTGCTGCTCCATAGATTGCAGCCCCACCTCCAGATACTAAAGATATTTTAGCTGGTTGTGGACTATTTTGATCATCATAATCATATCTTACTGCTAAATCTGCAGTAACACTTGTGCCTTCTCCTTGGTAATTTAAATTAATTCTTTGCATATATTTTCTAACACCTGGATCTCCCATAACCATATCTGGTGATCTATATACTGCTAATATAGTAGAGTTAGCAGAGCCGTTAGCAAATGTATTCCCTGTTTCCATTTTATAAATAAATCCATCAAATCCTCCAAATACTTGAGTCTCAACGCTACTTATAAAATCAGAATCTGTTGATGCTGGTTTTATACCTACCATATCTGAATACTCAAAACCTATAGATCCTGAATTAGGGTTACTTTTTAATACTCCTATAACTCCTTTTGAAGAACCTTGACCCCCTGTAGTTGTAGGATAAAATATTCTGTATTGTGATTTATCTCTAATAACTAAAGATGTTACTCTATCTAAACCTACATCATCAATTCTAGATTGTATCTGCCTAGATATAGATCCTAGTTCAACGTCACCAATTCTAGATGTACCAGCAATAGTTCTTAAACCATCAGGTGCTAAAAATATAACATCACCCCCAATCTCTTGAATACTACCACCGTCTCTACATCCAATATTTCTTGTAACTTCTTGTACTGCAAAATTACTAGATGTTGAACCTGTTAATTTATAAATTCTATCTGTACAAAATATAATTAATTCATTCCTAAATACTTTTAATCCAACTACTGCTGAGTCAACTCTAAATGATCCTGCACCACTACCAGTTGTAAAATTATCTTCTGAAAACGGCACACTAAATATAATTTCTTGTGAATTAGTTGCACCTGCATAAAACATATGGTTTTGAAATACTTTAACAAATTTAGGATTACTAGGAGCAGTACCTCCACTTGTTGCATTTATAGGATCTACATTGAAACTAGCATCAATTGATTGTGCAGCTGAATGTCCAGTAGCTATTATTAACTTATCTGTACCATTAAAATTATATTTTTCAAAATCATAAGCTCTAGTTGATGTACCTAGACCAGTTGTTAAACTTGTCCAACTACCAGATGCAGCCCCTCTATGTATATCACCACCTCTAGCAGCTATTACTTGATCATTAAATACAATAGAACAATCTACTGTTGTACTTGAATTACTAGATCCCTGCGGAAGTTGTGCTGTATTATACAAAGCAGTACCATTTACTCTTCTATATCCACCTTTTATATCAGGTTCAAAATTTTGTAATATAAGTGCTTCACCAGGTTGCATTGAAAATACATCTTTGTTTAATGTTAAACCACCAGCACAACTTACTACGAATGGTGAAATTAAATCTGTAGTTGGCATTTACTACCTATCTGACATTACGTTGTATACTCTAACATCAGATCTCATATAATCTGCCTTAGTAGAGTAATCAGTTTTAAATAATCTTAATTTTCTTTGGTAATCTCTATCTGCTAATTGTGCATGCTGTGGATCTGATCTTAGCATATACACATAGTATTTTGCTCTATCTATAATCAATGAACTAAATCTATCTGGTAGTGACATGTTATCACCATGCAAATCTAGATCTGTGTGTGTAGTATAATAGTTATACGATAATGTTAATTCATCATCACTAGGTATTGGCGTTACACCAAAGGCTGTAAAGTTTGGTAGTATATATACTTTAGATGGTACACCCTGTACATCACTATCATTTCTATCATTTATTGATTTATAATTTTGTAAGTAGTCATCATAGGATATATAATTTACTTTATGTCTAGCAGTATCACTTCTAGAGCATCTAATATAATCTACATCTAAATTTGTAGTTGTGACTGTATTATTAACTGTAATAAATGTTGATTGAGATGTAGCTGTAAATGTAGCATTTAATATTGCACCTTTACCAAAATCAGTAACAGTTAATGTAGTACTTAAATTTTGTGTTCCTTCTGCGGCTGTACCTACTTGTACTTTTAAAGCAGCACCTACGCTATTAGTATCATAAACTTTAACTTGTAATTTATATTCTTTATTTACAGTTGTGCTTATAGTTTGATGTGCAGCAAAATCATTTAATCTTAATCTTCCGTTGCCTGTACTTGTATATGCACCACTTCCTGAACCTGATATAGTAGTCCAATTATTTATATTAGATTCAAATTCACCATTAGTTACTAATTCTCTTGGGCCAATAGTAAATGAATCCCTATCTACTTTTCTAAAATCTGTTGGGAAATCATATTCTGAATCTCCACTAATTAAATTTTGTGTAGTTCTAGAGTATAACAAAGGTACTTCTGATGCTTCATTATAAATATCATGTATACCTTTATTAATAAAATCTCTAACAGCAGTTTGTATACCTCTACTAGAACTAAATGTACTAGAGGTTAACTCTGTTTCGTTTAGTTCTCTAAGAACTCTATTTGTTAGTGTTAGATATGTTGTTGCCATTCTGTAATAACTCTATAATTTTGTTAAGTTTTTTTTCTTGTTCGTTAATTTTGTTTTCTAAAAAATTTAATTTTGCCTCAGAGTTACCTTCTCTACTTTCAAAAATCATACCTGTACTTGCATTTGTTTTTTTAGTTAAGTTATGAGTTGCCATTATATTTCCATTTAGTTCTGAGGGAATTGTACTAAGGGGGATATTACTCCCCCTTAATAGTATTATTTATTATACTGCTGTGTCGTGTTGAGCTGCTGTATTTCTATCAGTGTTTGCATCTAACGTAGATACATCACATAGAATAGCGAATACTCTTACTTTACCAGCTGCTGCTGCTGCATCTAAGACTGTAATGTCTATAGTTCCAGCTACTGCAAAAACAGGTCTTGCTGTTGTAGTCATAACTGAATAACCCACTGCTTTTGCATCACCGTCAACAAAATTGTCAACGTCTGTTGCAGGGTTTCCAGTTACTTGAGTCATACCCAAGTCTAAAGTAACACTGTTTGAAAATGCTGTTAAGATTTCCATACTAGCATGAAGAACCATAGTATTAGCAGGAACGTCAATACATCTAAGTATATCATTCTGTGCTGCTCCTGAATCTCCATTAATTTGTGCTACATCAATAGTATTTTCTACCCAGTAAGGTGTTCTGCCATTAGCAGGATGTCCAGTAGTTCCACCAGCACCCGTTACATTATAGTTTGCCATAGTTTTCTATTATCCTCCTAGGATTAACCTATTGTTATAACGCCTCTTTGAACCGCTTCACTTCTAAGGATTTTTCTTCCAAAGACATGCAGTCCTCTGACAACGTCTGCGAATGAATCAGGGTCTCTGATTAATTCTGTTTTTGCTATATGATTAACAGTTGCAACTCCTGACATATGTCCATATAAGAACACATGCTCATTTGCTCCCGCAGAACCAAATGTGTGGTTTGCAACTGATCCACCTGATACAGCAATTGCATTTGATGAGTACATGTTAAAACCAAATAATGGTCTGTCTGTGACTTTACCATTTCTGATTTGTGATGAACCACCATCAGCCATTACTGATTGGTCAGATAGTTTTCCGCCTGCTTTTCTTAATTGCTCAAAAAATTCAGGTGATGAAACTAACCATCTATTTTCTTCTGGTACACTATTTCTGTCTAGGTTCTTTTTAGCAGTTGATACTAAGTTAGCCAAAGTATCTACAGCTGCGTCACCATCAATTGGTGAACCATCAGTTCCTGTTCCAGTACCATTACTACCATTGTCATAAATAAATTTTAAAACATTGTAGTCATAGTTTTTTTTTAGTGAGTATGCACCTGAAGAGGTTGCAAGTGCTTCAAAGTTTACATGAGATTGTCTTTCTTCAATATCATCAACTTTAAAAGCAAAGTATGAACCTTGATCAACAGTCATAGTTATTTGGTCATCAGCTAATATTTGTGTATCAACTGTTTGACCTCTAGCGTAATCTCTGACTGTGATTGTNGGCTCTTTAATGATCTTTACTGTGTCACCAAAGTTTTCAATTTCTCCAGCGTANTCAGTGTTAGTAATATCTTCTACCACTGATGCTCTTCTGAAGAACTTTTGAACTTTCTGACTAAAGATTTGTGGAGTAAAATTACCTTGTGCAAGGTTTTGATATCCACTAGCGTTTGTAAAAGCCATAATGCTTCTCCTTATTGTTTAGTTAGATTGTTTGTTATTGTTCAATCCTACCTTCTAAACGAGCAAGGTCAATCTCCTTTTCAAATTTTTCAAACTGATCGGGTTTTAAATTACCAATCTCACGAGTTGTCCAAATTTTCTTGTTTGGCAAATCAGAATCAACAGCTCTTCTAGTTTTAGAAATTGCTTTAGCAGCTTCTTTTTTAACATCCTTTTCTTCTCTGTTAGTTAGTTTACTTAAACCACGATCCATTTTATATAGATCAATAGCCCTTGAAGCTAACTTAGCGTTAGATGTATTTTCATACAACCAACCTTGAATAGTAGGATCTTGTTCATCAGCCCATTTATGGAAATCATCTTTTGAACGAATTTCACCAAAATCGGGATGAAGTCTTAAAAGTTCTACTTCAGCTTTTTCTTTTGCAATCTGTTCTTGTTGTACTTGTAAACTTTTAAATTTACTTTCTAACTCGTTAGATTGAGTAGTAGCCTTATCTATTGCTATAGTTTCNACCATAGAATAAACATCGGGGTACTCTTTTCTCCACGCNTCTAATTCAGCTTTTGANTTAGGNGGTGTGAATTGCTTGTTGTTGGATTCTAATTGCTTAGTTAAAGAATGGAGTTCATCCTTGTGTTTATTAAGTGTAGAATCATAATGCTTTTTTAAATCGTCATAGCGTTTCTTAAAAGCACGATCTTCAGCGTTGACAGGGCGTTCAGCGATAGGAGTGGCCTTTTGATCTGTTGGTTCTGCAGTCTCTTCAGATGCATCGGTGTCCTTCTGTTCGGTTGCTGTTTCTGCTTTCTCTCTTTGTTCTCTATGATACTTAGTCAATTCACCTTTAACAAATGCCTCAGTTTCAGGATCTTCATTTCCACGATCCTTGCTGTATGGATTTGCATTAGATATTACTGTCTTAGTTTCTTGAGAAACTTTCTTTTCTTCTTCCATTACTTTTTACCTATTGGTTGAGTGCCTTATGGATAAGGGTAGCTCTAAACTGTTTTACTAGTTAGTGGGCTAGTCATTATACCTTGACTAGGTGGCACGGTGTTAGTTTCGTCTTGTTTTCGAATCATATTTTTAAAATTATTAACTGATCCAAATCTATCGACAATAATACTTGAAGGTACACTTACTGTGTTTTCGTTTATACCAAACTCAGGAAATATATCCTGTCCAAATATTCTGCCGAATACATTTTTAAGAGATGGAGTTAAGTGCATATTTAATACTTGCTTATCCGTATCTCTCAAATTCTCTAAATTTATTTGCGGTATTCTTTCTTCCGCTAATTCTTTTTCCTCTATTTTAGGTTGAGGCTGTTTAATATTTCCTAAATTAGGTGGCTTAACAGCTGCAGGTTTTCTATTCATTATACCTGTAGTAGTAAATGCTGTTTGATTAGTTATTGGTTGCCCTTTATAATCTACTGCCATTATATTAACCTATTTTCTACTTGTCTTAATACTTCTTTATTAAATCCAGTAATATTTATACCTGCATTATCTAAGAAGTTTTTAGCTACACCATCACCATTGTAGTCAGCAAACTCAATATCATTAATAAAGATTCTTCTATCTGCTGTATCTAACGAGTAGACAACTGGTATCTTATTAATTTTAGTAGATAGTGGGCTATCTTTAACCATAATAAATCTACCATCTTCTTTAACATAGTGACTACCTGCAACTGTAACACCTTTGTAGTCATGTATCTCATCAGTTGCTTTAAATTGGAATACACCTGTAACTTCTCCGCCTTTAGTAGTATCACCAAGTTGAATATCTTTAATTTTTTTAGTTGAGCCATTAGCCATTTGAATAAGAGTTCTTGGATCAAAACAAAAATTACCTTCGTTATAACCTGAGCCAGAACTTTGACCTCCACTTTGACCTCCTTCATTCCCACCTTGGCCACCGCCTCCGTCTCCGCCTCCGCCTCCGCCTCTTTCTCTCATTTCTCGTGCTGCTCTTTCTGTTGCAGCTTTGTTGGCTGCTGCTGCTGCTTCTTGTCTTTCTCTTGATATTTGTTCTTGTCTATCACTTTCTTTTTTTTGCTGGTTTCTAAAGCTATTATCATCATTAGTAAAGTTACGACCACCATCTTGTGTTGTTCCTGGCCCATCAAATCTACCCTCTACGAGATCTTTATTAGGGTCTTGTATATCTTGAGATTTTTTACTATCAAATTGATCTTTAGCTATATCA